CTGAAGGAGCAGCTGGCCGACCTGGCCACCCAGCTCGATGAGCTGGAGAAGAAAAAGCGCCTGATCGAGATCGATGCAGAAATTTCCGGAGCTCAGGCCAATATCCAGGCGATTCAGGCGGCCTTGGATGCCCTGCGGGACAAGACGGTCACTGTAACGGTCGTTCAGCAGGCCATGGAGGCACATAGTATCGGCGGTGTCGTCGGTGCCGGACTGAGGCACTTCTCTACTGGTGGTGCGCTTCCTGGATACGGCGGCGGTGACCGCGTTCATGCCCTGCTGGAAGACGGGGAATTCGTCATCCGCAAGGAGGCTGTACGTCGTTACGGTCTGGCTGCCATGACGGCCATCAACGGGATGCGCGCCCCTCTGCCGGCGTTCGCCGTGGGCGGCCTGGTAGGCATCCCCGGTGCGACCGCTGCAAACGGGAGCAGCTCCCGCGACGTTGTGGACGTCAATCTTTCCCTGCCGGGGTTGCAAGAGCCGGTGCGGGTGCAGTCCGAGCGCAGCGAAGCCGAGCGCCTGGTGGCTGCCCTCAATCAACTGAGCCGGGTGGCCTGATGACTTCTTCCGCCCTTTCTTTGCACTTCGGCCGGGGGGAGCCGCCAAGCCGTGATCTGCGGGACTACCTGGCCGCCGACGATAAGTGGATTCTCGGTGAGTGGCTGGCCGATGATGAAGTCCTGGGGTACGGGGACGCATTCAAGCCTGAGTGGGCCGCGCACTTCCAGAACAACTACATGGCCGACCAGGCCCGCTATCGCTTCTTCGTCGGTGCTGAAGACCGAATGGTCGAGGCTTGGAAGCGCTATGAAAACCCGGACCAGCCGGCTGCGACACCCGCATCCACCGGCATTAATTTGAGGCTATCCACGGCCATGCCGTCCCTTGAATCTGGCGGCATTGGACAAGAGACACGCCTGCAGACGGCCCTGCGGCTGACCTTCGGTGTGCCCAGCACCTTGGG